TGCATTTCGGCGTCCGCCTCTACGGCTTCGGCCTCAAGCGCATCAGGCTCCGTCACGGTATCCTCTTCAGGCGCGATCATGGCTCTGATTGCATTTTGTGCGGTATTCAGATCAGTCCCTAACGGGTTGTTGGCTTCTGACATCCTTAAACTCCATATTATGCGCTATTTTGTCTTTTTTTCAATAGTCGCATTATCTTCCATTGCGCGCAGCTTCTGGCGAACCGCCTGTACGCCGCGCAGTTTCATGTAAATGCCCTCACGGGCACCGTTATCGCTGGCTTCAGTTGCCTTGAACTCCTCCCAGCAATCCTGCTCGATCTCATCCATGAAACGAATGAAATCTGTATCACGTAAAAGACGGGCAGCCTCGTGCCCGTCGTCTATGATTTGCTGCTTACTCTTCACGCGCTGCATCCTTAATCAGATCGGCCTGCGCCTTCATCACTTCGCGGTTAATCGCCATGTCAGAGCGTATCTTTTCGACGTTAAGCTGCGTGCCGTACTTCGCCTGCAACTCCTCCGCCTTGACGTACAGCTCTGCCTCTAGCTCGTCGCGCTTGCGATCGTCCTCCATGAACATCTTCTCGCGGCCAAGTTGCAGCTCGGCAGCCTTCTTCTGGATGTCCGCTTGGATTTGCTGAATTTGTACCTGAATAAGCTGCTCGTTGATGTCTGGCTTGTCGTCTTGTGGTGGCGCTTGGAACTGTGATGGGTCTGACCAGAATTGCGACGTATCCTTGAACCCTGCAAGCTCTGTCATCGCCTTCAGCGTATTTGACAGCTTCTGCATGTCGGTCAGCGGGTTTACCGCACCCATGGTCGCCATGGCCTCTTTCTGCATCTCACCGATCTGGCGCAACATCATCATGCGCTCAGTGTCGGTGCCGCGGCCAAGTGCGACGTTAATCGATACATCCATATTCGCATTCCACGCACGCGGATCGATCGGCACAAACTGATTGGCCAACCGAATCATACGCGGTTGATCCTGATGTGTCGTAATTAAGTGCAGCACGATCTTGTAGAGCTGCTTCATTCCGGTTTCCGCAAAGATACGCGCAATCATCTCAATATGCTGCTGAGCGCTCGACACAGTCGCGTTTACCGCTGCCGCGGTGGATGACTGCAATGCACCCGCATCCAAGCCCATAGACGCCTTTGAGATGCCTGTGCGGGCCTCTTTGATCTCGTCCATGTACTTCAACACTGGGAACGCCTGCTGTCCAACGAACGGCATGGACAATGGCTGCACCTGACCAGCGCTACGCTGGCGGATTATGGAGCCGACTTCGGTATTCATTACGTCTTCTATGTTGACCATGCCCTCGGTCACCGCAATGCGTGGGTGGATTGACATCGCCAAGCTGTCGAGCGTGTTACGCATGATGACGGACTTAATGCGCTGGATATCCATTACGGTGTCCGCAATAGACATGCCAAAGAAGTCGTGCGCCTCGGGATCAGGGCAGAACACGGCAAACGGCAGCATCGCGCACGGCTCGTTCATGAGTATCTTTTTACCGTCGCCGGCGGTGCAAATTTTACGCAGCTCCGCGATCCCGTCGCCGTCGTAGTCGACGCGGATGTAGTTTTCGACGTAGAGCACTTTCTTCATGGCTGGATCGTTGCGCTCGTTCATCTCGTTGTTAAGCGCCTTGTTGCGCGTGTAGCGCTCGACGTTTGTCTCCATGTCATCGTATGACGATCCAAGCGACACGACGTCGTCGTACTCGTAGCCCATAGCCACAAGCTCGGAGACGGTCACGATCCGGCGGTGCGCCACGTAGTCGGCGTCCTCAAGTGATTTGCTTTCGCGTGAAATTAGGAACTCCTCCGGTGGCACTGCCTCCATCTTCACGCGGCCATCCGGATACGTGTATGTGGCGCGCACGGCGTGCACCATGGGCGGGGGAACGATCTGGCCGGTCATAGGGTCAATCTGGGGCTCACCAAACGGCTCGGAGGCGACGATCTCAACGTCCACATTTGGGTCTGCCATAATAGCGCTCAAGGCGTTGTCGTCTAAGCCAGATAGATCATGCGTCTCAAAGCGTGTCTGGTCATCCCAGTAGCACTTTAGAACGCCAGCCTTGCGGATCAGCGCGTCCTTAAACGCGGCGTGGATGTGCAGGAAGCCGTTGTTGTCGCGATTGATGATGTAGTTCGCGTATTCCGTCGCCTGCTTCGCCGCGGCCACGTCTTCCGGCCCTTGTGGCGCGTACTCAACTGTGTGGTCGGTGCCATGGAATATGCGCATCAGCGACGGCATGATCGCCTGCACAGTGTCGCGCACGTCCATGCTGACAACTTGGCTGCGGCCGTCTTCCTCATCGCCAAAAGGCTCGCCGCGGTAGTACTGCGTGGCAGTGGCGCGTGTGGGGCTGATCCAGTTGTCGATAAAGTCGATTGCGTCGTCGATCTCTTTGCCGACGATGCCTTGCAGCTCGTCATCGTCCATCTGGTTAGGGTTTAGCTCGGCTTCTAGCGCAGCGGCTAACTCGTTAATCTCATAATCCATCAGTCTAATAATCCTCTCTGAGATTGTGCGCCCTGCTCTTGTGCTAACGCGCCTTGAACATCAGCAGTTGATATTCCGAGCATAGCGGCAGCGCCTGCAATGCCATACTTGCGAACTATGTCTATCATTTTATCGTCAAAAACGACATAGTTACTGGTCTTTCGATTTATTGCTTCGTTTATCCAATTTTCAGCCTCTTCCTTAGACTTATAGGGCTTACTTTTTGTGAGAACTCTCTGAGGACTATTCGGGCCAAAAACACTAGGAACAGAGCCCTCAACTCTACCAACAAAGCCACCTTCTGTCTCCACGACACCTAGCGACTTTCCGTCCGCAGTATTTCTTGACCCTTGGTCGAAATACTTTATACCCTTGATCCCTGCTCCTTTAAGCCAATCAGAGGCAGCCTTTTTGCTTTCTGTATCAAGGCCCAACCCCTCAAGCTGCTGCAACCATGCTCCGCCAGTCGCCGTTTCAAAGTCAAGCCCAAGCTGAGCTGCTATAATTTCAGGGTCGCCGTATTTGTCATCTATTTTTGATAATATATTAGATTGCTGAGACACTGGCTTGTCGTAATCTAACAAATCACTTTTTTCAAATGGCAGCTTTACTTCATACATTGAGCCGGCTGGCGCCTCTCCTAAAAGTGGCTTAACTCTTGTTTCTAAAAGTCTTTCCGCACCCCTACTTACAGATTGCGCTGCGCTTTCTGCATCTTGGATTGAGCCAACGCCCTCCATTGTGCCGATTAGGGCGTCCATTGTATCAGCATCGCTCTCAGACAGCCCCTTGTACAAGTCTGGCCATCTTTCTCTGATTTCATCTGTCCATACAGTGTCTAACGGCTTACCTTGCAGCCTTAGACCCTCAGTCAAAGCATCTCTATAATCTCTCGCGACTTTTTCATTTTCAGCAAAATATAAGCCATATCCATACGCTTGAGCACCTTCGCCACTGCCAATCTTAGATATGTCAAATTTATCAAAACTATGAGGTGAACCGTGATATGCAGTTATACCACTTTTTGAGCTCAAGTTTGGGACAACTGGGTTACTGTAAACTGTAGGCATCGGGCCGCGTTGATTTGCTCTCTCTAGCACTTTTTGCCCTGCATAATTTGCGCCCTGACTAAATCCAAGTAAACTGTCTTGTATTGCTTCTGCCGCAGTTAGTCCTGCCTTATTTGCAACGAGCATTGGCGCCGCAACCCCAGCAGTTCCAGACAGACCTTTGCCAACGCCAGCAACTCTCTGTGATACACTTGCGCTCGGTGAAAGAGCTTCTTTAAATCCGGCTCCACCTTCTGCCAATGATGCGCTAGGTGTAACCCCAGCAAGAGCTGCCAACGGATCACGAGTGTCTGGCGGAATGTAGTAATTCAACAAATCACGCAATCTCTGCGTCCTTTGAACGCCGCGATCTCTTGAGAAAAAGTCAAGTAGATTTGCCATTACTCGCCTCTCCGTCTTTCCATAAAGTAGCGCAGTATGCCATCCATCATTCCGACGCTAGAAGCATCGCCGAGCGGATTTAGCGCCCCATACGCCATCTTGCCGCCAGCGGACACCTTGCCAAGCAATCCGTCGGCCTCGCGATAGTCTTCGAGCAAGTTGCTGAACCTGTCTTGCCCGCCCTCATAGCTGCTCTCGTATTCGTCGCCAAAACTGGCGCCCACGCGTGGCCCGTGCTTGCGCATCATCTCGGCCATGTAGTTGCGCTCGGGCGTGCCCTCTTCGGTCTGCTCTAACGCACGTAATGCTCGCAAGATTGTTTCGTCGCTGTACATCGGGCCTTCAACGTCATCCTCGCGCGGACGGAAGGCGTTGTAATCGTCGTTGGTCATGTCAACGTATAATTTGCGTAGGAATGGATCCATTACCACTTCACCTTGTTTGCCCAGTAAGCCGCGGACATCTTGCCTTTGGCTATGTTTTTCGCATGGCGCGCCTTAAACGACTTGCTGCGCGCCGTAGTTTTCTTGTCACCGCTGACACCTTGCTGGCCAAAGCGGATCGTCTTAACTTTGTCGCCTTCTTTCGCCACCACGACGTGCGATTTCGTCGGGTGCTTCGGGGTGCGCTTCGGCTTGTTGTAGCCAGATACGCCGACACGAGATAGCCGAGCATCTTTCTTCTTCTCCGCCATCAATGCATCTCCGTCACGGTGATTTCGACGCCACCATGCGCGTGCGCGTCGATCGCGGCCAGCTTCCACCCGCCCTTCACTTTGAAATACTCTACGTTACCAGCGGAAATCGATGGGCTGTCGCTCTCCGAAGCAGTCGGGTTAGAGCCAATGTTAAAGTGGCAGTGATCGCCAGTAACGGACACCCTGATGATGCGCGTATCGTCTGCAAATGCAGGCGTCTGCGTCGACACCGTTGGATTGTCTAATACGTGCGTCGTGCCCAAGCCGAATATCGGAAAGTGCCAGCCGTTGCTACCTGTCGCGCCTACCGCCAT